CCTACTCGTCTTCCTCCAATCCTAAATCTTCTCATTAAAATCTCGCCTCTGCTTCAGGTTCTAAGGAATGCCTAGTCCTTGATATTGGAGGCATCGGGTCCATATCATATATTCTGGAAAGCGCGTCTAAAAAGTCTGGGTGTATTGTGGGGAATAACATATACTCATTCCTCTTAACCCAATCAACTAAATCGTACACCTTACCTTCTTCATCTTTTCTTAAAATCTTTTTAGATATTAAGAATTCTTGTTTCTTTATTTTATAGTCTTTTTGATGAGAAGTCAACCTCTTCTCGTCTGTTGGATAAGGAAAGAAAAATGAACCATCCTTTAGGTCTGGCTCTAATCTTTGAATCCTATCTCGTTTAGACTGAGGGCCACCACCACCGGTCCAATTTAATTCGTAAACAGGAAATGAACTTCCATCTATCCTCATCATTTCTTTGAAATGCTCTATATCAGACTGAGCGCCGTATCTTTCATATCCAACCTTGACTTCTCTTATTCCCGGCGCTCTCTTCCATTTTGTCCTAAGCATCTTTAAAGCATCCCATCTTTCAGATAAAGAAAGCCTGTGACAAACACCATCTAGAAGAAATTTATTATAGTTCCCATCAATCCCCACAACAGCTATAGCAGTCCTATTAGACTCTCTCTTTCTGGAATGAGCCGGATCACACATGATGTAAGCATTCAACGTGTAAGGCCGAATCTCCCACTCCGTCCACCACTCAGCTTTAAATGAAACGTCTGAACCTGCGATGGGGTTTAATAACTGTTGACAAGCCACTATATAAGTAGAGGTTGTCTTTTTTATTTCTTCCCATCTTTCTGGCTGAAGAAAGATAGGCTCTCCATCCATTTTCCCATCTACAGTTGCAGGATGGATTCTGGGCTTCACTGCTGCCCGTTGTAAAATCGTTCCATAAGTATCGCCATAAGAATAACGAGTACCTGCATACTGGTAACGGGGATTATGGGTGGACCCTAAGTTTAATGACAATTCCCAAGAGAGTGTTGTCTTTGCTATTTGTTCTGGAGTATTGACCGATTCCTGAACTACTACATCGTCATAAATGATAAGATCAAAATGTCGTCCAGTAGGCTGACCATCCACAAGTCCGTGGGCCTCAATAGTTTGTTCCTTCGGGTTAGCAAATCTCCTAACACATATCCCTTCATTCTCAGCCCATTTGGGAGCCTGAAGTCTGGGTTTCTCCCATAGGATATCAGGATAAAGTTGTTTAAGCTTTTCATTGGAATCAAATTCCTGCATTATCTGGCGTAAAAATGGTTTTGCCTGTCTAGCGGAATACGATAACAACCCTATCGTTATATCTGGGTTACATAAAATTTCCTGAACAGTACCTAAAAACGTAATGATTGAACTCTTATAATGGAATCGCGCCCATAAATCTAAATGACTATCTGGAGCAGCCTCTACCTCTCTGCATCTTTCATAAATCCACGGATGAACCATATCATGGCGGTTACACAAAAAGACCCCAAGGTAATAACGATCCAACTGACCCAAAGTCCTAATGAAAGAATCGTCAATATTAGGATCATCATGACAATCAGCATATGCCAACAAAACAAGTTCAAAGGGCGCAGTGTGCGCCCATTCAGCAAACTTTTGTGCAGCATCGGCATTATTATTCTTATGTTTGACGCTATCTGCTATAACAGGCAACACACTAGCACCCTACTTCTTTTTCTTGTAGCCGGAAGCGTAGGCTGCGCGAGCCTGTCTTTCAGCGCCCTGTCTGGATTTATAGACCTTTCCTTTATTGCCCCACTTATAACCACCTTTAACTTTCTTTATAGGCATGTTATGTCCAAGTTAATTCCTGTGTCTGCATAGCAGGATGATTTGCAATCCAATTTGCAGTTTGCTCTTCATCATCTTCTGCTGGTCTAGTCGTTCCTTCTAATATCCATGTTGGAACCGTTAATGGTAAATCTTTTCCTGCTGCATCATACTCTATCAGAAGTCTCAGATAATCTGGATACCTAGCAGCGTTAAAAAGAACATTATTAGGTAATGAAGCAGCCCATGTGTAAGTAGAACGAATTATATCAACAGGATTATCCCCGCGAGTATCGTCTCCAACTGTTGCTGCTTGCCTTATGTTATCTGGTATATTTCCACTAGCATAATCACGATAACCTAAATTAGCATATGGGTCTTGCGCGCCTTGTTGTACTACAACTTCTTCTACTGGCGCTCCAGCAGTCCCCGGCATTGGGACTCCATTGGAATCTAATCCAGTCTCTGGATCAAAAAGCGCTGAGTATTCTTTCCAGTTACCAGAAGAATGCTTACCTGTTTTAACTCCATTAATTTCATGATCTAACTCAATACCACGCTTCTCCATATCAACATTGATGGCCTTAATCCATCCCTCATGACTTCCATCAATCGTAGACAAGAGGCTCGAAACTCCCGCCATAGTAGCGAAAGTCTTTTGATTAGGATACATCTGATTATGGGTTTCAACAGTAACTGTTTGTCCTGAATATTTAGGAGCAATATCTTGTACGGGCGGTGCAACTGCGCCCCCCGATACAACAGCTTGATCAACAGGCGTTCCTTCAAAAGAAGTTACACCCGGAATATCCGCCCCAGCTTGCGATGCTAAATATGCTTGGTTTGGAGTTCCCATAGCAGTGCTATGAGGGCTGCGAACCACATCATATCCAGCATCATGACGCAACACCCCCGGAACATCAGGGCCACCAGCCCCCATTGCTGAACCACCTAGATTAGTAATTGATTCGTATAACCGCTCCATCGAACTTTTGGGGACGGGTTCGTTTATTCTACCGGCCTCATAATCCCATGAGCCACTCGGCGCTTCATGTAAATCTGATGGACCACCTCCCATTTGACTTTGAATGTTTCTGTTTCTTAGACTTCCCGGAATGCCAGCATCTACTGAAGCCCGTACCTGTGGATCAGTCAGAAAACTTTCTTGATCTTCTGCTTGAGATATCATTCCTTCAGGACTTTTAGCAGACATTCCTCTGTCAAAGTCTGAAAGGAAACCGGCAACCTCTTCACCCGGCGAAACCTCTTCAGCAACTTCTTCCTCTCCCATTAAATCAATTAAATCAGAAGGGCCACCACCCATCGCTGGACCTCCCCCAACTGACTCTATAGCAGCTTGCATAGCTTGCAGAGAGGGCTTGTCTCCTAAATTAGTAACATCTGGAGCCGTTCCACTCCCACCCCCGTAAATAGATTCAGGCATCGTATCAGTTGATGACCCACCACCCATTGGAGATCGTTGACCTTCTCCTCGCCTTGAGGAGCCAAAGGTTTCTAATCCGGGGCCAACATCAGCATCAGTTACTGTGTCACCGATTAAAGCTGACCCTTCTGCGCCTATATTGCCGGGACCAATACCCATTCCCGATTGAATCACATCCTGACCCTGATAAGCACCAGTAAGGGATCGTCCATCTACAGTGAAATCTCCTAATGCCTCACTTCGTATTGAAGGATCAGCACCTAATCCCTGCGAAACTGCATCAGCAGCCTGATCTAAAACATCAGCCATTCCTGAGATAGCGGAAACTGTATCTGTTGTATCAATATCCCATGTATCTGCCATAATTAAATCCTCTGGTGGAGGCGGGGGGAATCAAACCCCCGTCCAGAAAGTGAATTAACCTTGGTTTCTGTCGAAATCATTGCGCCCCCTAGTGAATACTCTTTTCCATTTCTTTTATACCCATGTTAATAGCCTTTTCAAGAATAGCATCCACATTAACTTTCTTCTTAACTTCAACAGTTCCTTTATGTTCAACTTCCTTCTTCTCTTCCTTCCTGCTGTGGGAAGAAGTCCATCCAAAACGGTTAACCATATTCATTAACCAGAGACCATGATTGAAACCTCGTGTATCTAGATTCTCTCTACCCTGTCTAATCCACCAAGCCTCAGCAGCTTCTTTGCCAATCTCAACAACTTCTCTAAAGTTCTGCTTATCTTTGCCTGTGCTACTTACCCATCTATTAAATGTAGAGCGATGTATTCCCATTAATCTAGAGGCTTCGACTATAGTTCCACCTTGATCAAACAAACCTTCGACTCGACGACTCATTATGTCAGTCCAGATAGTTTCAAACTTACTTTTTTTTGCCACGTTTTCTCCTTGGTGTACTATCTTTTTTCCCTTTAGGTCTACCGGGGCTTTTATTTCT